CTGGTTTCTTCACATCTCGGGAAGAGGAAGAAAGGGTCCCCCCTCGGGGATCTAATGAAACCACCTAATTACATATGACTGATTTGTAGGGTGATTACCCACATACTAACTTAAGAGGTGTCAATAATGACAATGAACCAAGAAGACGGATACAAAGTTGCTGTATCTGATGAAGAGTTAACCACACTCCTCGACTATAAGCTTGCACAATCTAGTGCCAGTTTCTTAGATACCTCTGAGCTATCTGATGAACGTCAGAAGTCTACCTATGAGTACGCTATGATTCCCCAAGGCCACCTAAAGCCTCAGGGTGTATCTCGCATTGTATCCTCTGATACAGTGGAAGCAATTGAAGGGTACTCAGCAGTACTCTCAGAATTACTATTCGACAATAACAAGCTGGCTAAGTTTAAGGCATACGACAAGACACCCTTGGCGTATCATCGAGCTACAGCAGCATCAGAACTAATCAACCACTGTCTCTTCTCTAAGAACCGTGGATGGTCTGTAATGAACACATGGCTAAAGTCAGCGTTAATGTGGAAACTATCAGCAGTAACATGGTCATACGTAGTGGAAGAGAAGATCTCTTTTGAAGAGTATGATACGATTGACAGCACTAACTTAGATGTTCTATTGTCTGACCCAGAGATCACTGTTACTGGTGACATCTACTTGGACGAAGAAACAGGTAACTTCCTTGATGTACGACTAAAGCGTACTAAGGTTAAGAACAAGGTAGTTGTTACCGCAGTTCCCCCAGAAACCTTGCGTGTATCTCGTGGTGCCACAGGTATACATGATGCATCCTTTGCAGGGTTTGAGGAAGAGATGACTCGTTCTGAGATCCGTGAACGTTGGCCTGATGTGGCTGACACTATCGATTGGTCTTCAGTTGAAGAGAATGTGAGTTACTCTGCAGGACTTAACACAGATTCCCTAGCACGTAAGAATGCTATAGGTACATCTTTGTTACTAGGTTCAGGTGATGATAACCAATTAGAAGCTAACCAAGATGCGTTAGTACTTCGGTGTTGGACTCATGTTGATCGTGATGGTGATGGCGTAGCAGAACTCAAGTACATTGTACGTGTAGGTGATACTATACTACAGGAAGAAGATGCAGATCATATCCAGATCGCTACCTTCACTCCCTTTGAGATTCCCTTTGAACTTGAAGGACTATCCATGTCAGATATGGTTCGTCCATCTACTCTTGCATCTACTGCTATCTTGCGTGGATTCGTTGAGAACACTTACCTTACAAACTATGCTCCTAAGATCGCTGATCCCAATGTTGTTGACTTCTCTGCACTGCAGAACATGAAGCCAAAGCAGATCATTGCATCTAACGGTAATCCACAAGGTGCAGTTGCCTCGTTACCCCCAGAGCAGATCTCTACAGGAACAGTACCCTTGTTGCAGTTCTTGCAAGGTCACAAAGAACAAGCCACTGGTCTGTCTAAAGCAGCCCAAGGTCTTAACGATGCCCTCTATGTTTCTGGTAATTCAGAGTCTAAGGTATCGTCAGTACAATCAGCTGCACAGATGCGTATTCAATTCATTGCTCGTAGGTTTATGGAAACTGGAGGTAGGGAACTACTTGAAGGTTTGTATATGACTATGCGTAAGGAGATGAAAGGTGGTACAGTTGGTGGTTATACTGGTAATGCACGTTATTCAGATGTTGGTATTGACGATCTACCTGAGGTAGAGTACATGTCAGTCGAAGCAGATGTTGGTGATGCCAGTAACCAAACAGTTATGCAGAAGTTACAAGTAGTTGGACAACAGATCCTACCAGCCCTTAGGGACGCTGGGGCAGGGGCTGTAGTAGCACCTACAGCAGCTTCAACTATTGCAGTACAAGCATTGGATGCACTTGGATTAGATCCCTTAGATTTCTTAATTGATATCAACACTGAGGAGTATAAGGCTAAGGCAGAAGAAGGTCAAAAACGTGATCAGGAAGCTCAGGCGAAAGCCTCACAGCTCGAAGAGTTGACACAGAAGCTAGCTGTAGATCTGCAGAAAGCTAATATTGACTACACCAATGTACAAGCACAGAATGCCATTCAAGATAATCTTAAGCAGCTTATGGTCGCCCTAGATAAGTCTGAACAAGAATGGACTAAGTTATCGTTGGATGCTGGTAAAGAACAGCAGCCGTTACCTACTAAGACTAACATCGATGCACTGTATGCTAAAGCACAAGCACTCGTAACTAATGTTATGACCACTAACGTTGCACCAGAGCAATCAGCTGCACCAGACGCTAATGCACAACCTATGGCTCCCCAAGGCCCTATGATGTAGCACTTTCAGGAGGTGATTCTGTATATCTAGTTGTTGGAGCCCCAACTTAAAAAAGGCTCCACCTATTAACTTAACAAGAGATTTAAACTATGACTATGAAGAAGTATAAGAAAGGTATTGACAAGAAGGTCAAGCCTCAACTTCAGTCTGATGGTGCATACCGTCCTAGCCCCTTTGCGGATGCTAAGACAGCACTAGCTAAAGCTACCTTCTCTAAGAAGGAAAGAGATGAGTTTTTCACTGAAGCTTATGGCGACATACTATCAGATCTATTTTTAAAGTGGTTGAACACAGACGCTCACTGCAACAAAGAGCGAGAGTATTTATATCACGTAGCTATGGGCTTAGGCTCTGTTAAAGAACGATTGATCGGTATTGAGACCTACGGGTTTAACCAAGAGTTTATAGATCAATCACATTTAGAAGATGAGGAACAAGATAATGATTCCAACTAATACGCACGAAGAATTAATGAAAGCTGAGTTTGATTTACAGCGTTCAATAGTATCCCTAATCCGTGAACTCGGTAAGGGAAATGAGAAGAGTCGTTTACATGCCGTTACCCTACAGGCGTTGTTTGCAACACTTCGAGAAGTACAAGCTCTAATTGAGATGCACCCAGACACAGCTAAGAGAGCTGCACCTGTTGCTGCCAAGAAGAAAGCTAAGTAAACTGAGGACTAAAGAAAGGGATAATAAATTATGAGCAATGAAAACACAATGGCTTCTACCTCCACTGGAGATGATGCTGGTTTTGATGCTGGACAGCAGTACCAGAGTTTTGATGACATTCCAGTTCCGATGGGCCCTATGGCTAAACATCTAGGAATTGAAGATGATCTACCAGAAGACGATGAGTACGATGCTGGCCCGGAAGATTCTGTAGATGACATACCCGTACCAGACGATGCAGAGGAAGACGATACACTAGAGCAGGATGATGACACTTTGGAAGAAGATGATGGTGAAGAGGATGATGATGAATCTACCCAAGACACTGACGTACTCTCTGAAGAGGATATTGATTGGGAATACAAAGTACCAGTTAAGATCGATGGGGTCGAGTTACACTTGACGCTTGAAGAACTCCGTAAAGGTTATGCAACTGATCAAAGCTTGTCTAAAAAGGGAAACAAGATTAGCGAACAACGTAAAGAATTTGAGACAGAGCAAAGCGCAAAGATTCAAGAACTAAGCGGAATGTCCAACTTACTACAAGAGCAACTTCAACTCGAAGAGAATGGCCTTGCAGGTGAGTTCCACTCCATTGAAGAGAAGATTAAGACTGCCCGTAAAGAAGGTAATACTTATGAACTCTCTGAACTTAAGGATCAACGTGAGACTGCACAAGAAGCCTACTGGGATGCCCGTAAGAAGCGTGAAGGTATCGCTACTGCTGTGCAAGAAAAACAACAGTTAGAGTTCTCACAGAACCAAGAGATACTTGCAGCTAAGTTTAACGAAGATATTGCTATCCTAGTTCCGTCTTTCGTAGAAGATGCAGAAGCAATCAATCAGTTTGCAATTGATGAAGGTATACCTCAGGAAATGATGGCGTACATCAACGATGCAGCTGTTGTAAAGTTTATCGATGACTATCGTAAGCTAAAGACAAAGGCCACTACTGGTGCTGTTAAGCGTAAGGCAACCCCTAAAGCTAAATCAGCCCCTATTAAGAAGGGCCCTTCTCGAAGTAAACAGGATGACAAAGCTAACTCTAAGGTTAGGAATAAAGTTCTGGCAGGTTCTGGATCAGAGGCAGATCAAATTAACTTCCTAAAGAAACTATCTAAGTTTCGCTAATAACAACTTTTTAAAATAATACTCTATATAAGGAATAACATTATGGCTGGACGTAATTTTGCAACAGGTGGCCCTAAGGCTGCTGCTGGTACTACTGGAGTAGGTGTTTCGGAACGTGAAGACCTAAGTAACTTCATCTCAATGATCACTCGAGATGAAACTCCATTTTATAGTTCAATCGGTAAGACCAAATCTAAAGGTATCTTACACGAGTGGACTACTGACGAATTAGCAGCTCCGGGTTCTAACCAAGTTGCTGAAGGTTCTTCTTACGCTACTACTCATGCCGCACAAGCTGCTGAGCCTTTGCGTACTCGTTTAGGTAACTACACTCAGATCAACTCTAAGACTGTTGAAGTATCTGGTTCAAAACGTGCTGTCGATCAGGCTGGCGTTGCAGACGAGTATGCTTACCAGTTGAAGAAGCGTGGTACTGAACTTCGCCGTGACGTTGAGCATGACTTGATCCACAGCTGGAACGACTCTAGTGGTTCTGGTACTCGTACTATGGGTGGCTATCAGGCATTCACCAACGTAAACATCGTTAACGCTGGCGCTGCTGGTGCTTACACTGCTCCAAGTGCTACTGGTGCTGGTACTTGCGGTACTATCGCTCGTGGCTCTGCTGATGCTAACTTGGCTGCTCTTGAGCTTAGCCACGTTGATGACATGATGCAGACTATTTATCAGGAAGGTGGTAAAGCCACTACTATGATGACTTCTCCTGCTAACAAGCGTAAGTTCTCTTCTAAAGCACAAGCTGCTGATTCTAACGTTACTCGTAACATCGATGATTCTGGTAAGCTACGTCAATCTGTTGAAATGTATGATAGTGACTTCGGTACTATCAAGATTGTACCTAACTACGTTATGGGTCTTGTACATAACACTGGTTCAACTGCAGTTACTAACTCTGCTAACTTCTCTGCTCTTGTATATGATCCACAGTGGTACAACATTGCTACCCTTCGTGCTTTGCATGAGACTGAAGTAGGTCAAGCTGGTGACAGTACTATTGGACAGATCGTTGAAGAATGTTCACTTGAAGTTCGTAACCCAACGGGTTGTGGCTTACCAGAATCAT